GTCCGGTCAGCGATTGCGCGGCCGACGCCAGATTGCCGACGGCGTCAAACGCCAGTTGCGCCAGAAAATTGAGGCTGACGAGCGAGGAGGCCGCGCCCTCGCGCCAGAAGGTGGCCGTGAAGGCGATATAGCCGATCCGGTCCTTGCTGCGCGATCGCGAAAACGGCCCGTTGCGCACCAGGATCGAGCCGTGCGTCGGCAGCACCAGCATTTTCGCGCCCGCCGTGTCGAACACCGCCGACAGCGACGTGGCCGAGGCGGCGGACGAATCGCCGGCGAAGTAGAGCGTGACCTCGAAGCTCTTGGCGATCCGGCCCATGTCTTCCAGGAACGGATCGTCGCGGTGCGGGAAGATGTGCGGCACGATGCGCCGGCCGCCGCGCTCGTCGTCGTGCTCGGCATAGCACGGCAGTCCGCCGAATGAAGCGGGCCAGAGGGCCTTTTGGGCGTCCATTATTGGCCCCCTGATTTACCGGCTGGCGCGGCTTCGGGCATGGAAGGCCCAAGCGAGGAATTGGGGTGGCCGGTGGAGGAGAGCGGTATTTGCTTAACGATTTGTTCCAGCTTGTCGATGCGCGTCACCAGCGGCCCCGAATCGATCACGGCGTGCAGTTCGAATTTCCCTTCGACACCGCCCGTGACGGTGATCGTTTCGGACCCTTTATCCATCGGGCCTAAATTCGAGGAGGGCTGGAGCCGCCCCAATTTGGAAAAGGAGCCGGACGAGCCGAGCGTGAAGTCGCGGCTATAGCTGGGCGAACTGTCGCCGATGAAATGGGAGCCGCCGTTCGCCTTCTGCCAGCTCTGGAAATGTTCTTGCGCCTGGTCGGTCATCCACCACGGGAGGTTTTTGCGCGCCCAGTTTTCTCCCCGCTCGATCAGCGAATGGTTTTTGTCGAGGTTCTTTCCGGCCTCGTCCATGTTCCAAAGGCTGCCCGCCATGCTGGCGGCGATGCCGCCCTTGAACAGCCATTTTCCGAGCCCGAGTACGCCAGGCGTCTTGAAGCCAGGTCCGCCGTCGAGGCGGTTCAAAATGGACAGCGCCTTGAGCACACCCGCAACGGTGACGGAAGCGGCGGCGAGCGCGGTCAGTTCGCCGGCGGCGCGGTGGGCGGAATCGGGCAACTCGGCGAATTTTTGCAGCATCTCGCCGAGAATATTCGTTCCGCCTGTCAGGGGCTTGTCGAAGCTGCGGCCCATGGCCGTCTCGAAATTCTTGGTGGCGCCCTCGAAACGGGATACCGCACCGTCGAAGCCGGCCATCCGCTCGGTCGAAATCTTTTCGGCGTAGCCGCCGGAGTGGTTGTTCAATTCGTCCAGCATGTGCCGGAAAGTGTCGGGGTCGCCGAAGGCGTTGGCGATGCGCGCGCCCTGCTTCGGGCCGAAAATCGCATTGGCAAGCTGGAGATTGCCCGGCAGCTTGACGAGCAGATCGCTGATCAGCGCGTTCATGTCCACGCCCTGCATGGAGCCCGCGCGATACCGTCCAGCTTCGCCGGCAATACTCTTGAGGCTCTTGGCGTCATTGCCGCTCAAGGCTTCCTTGAGCGCCGAGACCATCGCCGGAGCGAATTTTTCAGGGCTGGAAATCATCGACTTGTCGCCGAAGATTTTGGCGATGGCGGATTGCGCCGCCTGATCCAGCTTGACGCCGTAGCGTTCGGCGACGTCGGCGACGAAAGGCGCGACGGCGAGGTGATCCGGCGCTTTCTGATAATCGGCGTAGCGAAGCCCCGCCGCGCGCAGCGCCGTGCGCGCGCCCGAGGTCGGCGATTCGCCGGACGCGATCAGCGCGCGGAAGGCGACGCCGGCCTCGTCGCCGCCCATGTTGGCTTTTTTCGAGATCGCGCCGAAAGCGAGCAAGGTCGCCTCGGACACACCCGCAAGCCGCGCCGGGGTGGCGCCGAATTTATAGACTTCCGTTAGGTCTTCCGGCTTCATGCCGGATATTTTCGCGGCCTTGACCTGAATGTCCGCCGTCTGGCGGGCTGACGCGGCGGCGGCGGCGACGGATGAAATGTCTTTCTTGAAGCCGAAGATCGCGCCTTCCATCTGGCGCACCGAATCCGGCAGCGACAGATCGAGCGACTGGCCGAGATTGGCCGCCGACGGCATAAAGCCCAAAATCTGCTCCCTGTTGAGCCCGCGCGCCGCCAGTTCGCGCTGCGCTTCCAGAAACTGGATGTCGTTATATTTGGTCGTTCCGCCGCCATGGATCGCCTGCGCGACGAGCGGGGCCTGTTCGGCGTCGGAAATACCCATGACGGCCTTGCCGAAACGCCGCTCCTTGTCATATTCGCGATAGGTTTCGACGACGCTTTTCGCGGCGCGGACGGCCTCATGCGCGATAAACGGCGACGCCATCATGCCGGCGGTCGCGCCAATGCTCTTGACCTTGTGCAGGGCTTGCGCACGAGAGGCGGCGCGCGAGCCGAGTTCAATGGCGGCGCCGACGTTCTTCTGCGCCGCCGCCAGTTCGCGCGACCGCGCCGCCGCGTCGCTCATGGCGGCGTTGTAATCATGCAGGGCCTTCGTCGCGCGCGCGATCGGGGCGGCGACGCGCTCCATTTCGTGGGCGCCAGCCGCCATGGGCGCGGCGACGCGGCCGATATTGGCCGCCGCCTTCGACATCGCGGCCATGCGCGCCTCGATCGCGGCGAAGGCCGGCCCGGTCTTGTCTTCCGCCGTGATGATCGCGCGGGCCTCAAGTACCGTGGCCATGTCGCCTTAACCCTTTTTCTTGGTGCGCTTGACCGCGCGCTCGAACCAGTAATCGATGCGCGACAGCGTCATCGATTCGACGTCCAGATCCAGCTTCAGATCGAAGACGAGGGCGTCGCAGATTTTTTGATAATCGCCTGGTCGGCGGCGGTAAAAAAACCGAGGATGCCCGCCTTCAACTTCTTGGCGTCCTCCAGGCTCAACAGGCGCAGGAGGTGATCGCCGGCCTCGTGCTTGATCAGGCGCGCAGCATATTGGCGGATGACCGAGACGAATTCGACCTCGTAAAAGGTGCCGTCCGGCGCGCGCGAAATTTGCGTCGGCTCGCCGAGGTCGAACAGGTCGGCGCCGGTCGGCTCGCGCAGATCGATGGCGGTGACGTGCGGCTGCCCTTCGTGCAGGACGAAGGGGTTGGTCATTTCGATGCGCTTGTCCATGTTCAGGCCGCCCGTTTCTTGTAGTCGTCGGCGATGCCTTCGATGCCCGTCACTTCGCCATTGGTGCGGTCGACTTCGATGTCGCCGGTCAGCTTGGCGCTAGTCCAGGTATGCAGCGCGCCGGTATGGTCCTCGACCATGGTGGCGTTGTAGGGGCCGCCGCGCAGGATGGCTTCCCAGTCGAGCGCCGTCGCCGTGCCGACCGGCGAATCCTCGAACGACGCCTTGAAGCGATACCCCTTCGGGGTCAGCGTGCGCGAGGTCGAGCCGTCCTGATTGACGAGCGGCTCGGCCGAGACGTTGGACGGATAGATCTGAAATTTGCCGCGGACGACCAGATTGGCGCCGCCAATGGCGAAACGAAATTCGCCGCCGAAATCAGCCATGTTTTAAACTCCGATTGGTCAGGGGCGCCTTAGACGGCGGCGGGATATTGAGCGTAGATCGTCGCGTTGGCGGCGAGGATATCGAGCGGGTTGACGCGGTCGAGCGGCGCGTAGACATCGACTCGGGCCGGGTTGGCGACATTGCGCTTGACCACCAGCAGGCGCGAAAATTCGTCTGAATTTTCGAACACGCCGCGCGATTCGAGATCGGTATAGGCGTGGATGAACGTCGCCTTGATATCGGAGGGCGTCGAGATCGCGGCGAGGTTGCCGGGATTGGCGTCGGCGATCGATTTTTGACCGTGCGCCTGGGCGAGCTGGGCGCGGAAATATTTCAGGCCTCCGGCGACCTGGTAGACGGACTGGACGTCGCGAAACACCGTATCCGGCTGGCCGGACGCGCCGGTGCGATAGGTGGTGATCAGCTTGTCGATCAGGATGTTGCCATAGGGATCGACGGTGAGCGTCGAAATTCCGGAATTGTTGAGCGTGTTTCGGCCCGAATAATTGTCGATCACCGAACCGTCGACGGGCGGCTTGAGGCCCTGCACGGCGAGGCCGGTCTGGTTGCGCGAGACGTTGCCGGTCACGCAGTCGAACAGCCATTGCGCCACGCGGGCGGCGACGCCGGTGATCCAGGTATAGGCAGGCGTCGGCGTTCCGGTCCAGCGGCGCGCGACCGTCAGATGGCGGTCGTTGAGCGTCAGGCCGAGCGTGGTGGCGGCGGAAAAGGTTCCGGTCGTCACGGTCCAGACATGGCCATAGGACTGGCGCGACCACGCCCAGCGGCCCGAGACGTCATTGGTCGCGGCGGTATAAACCGCCGTGGAGGTGGAGTCCGACCAGGGCGAGACGACGATATCGGCGGGATAGTCGCCGAGCGCCGCCAGCGTGGCGGCGAGACCGGCGGGCGTGCCGGTTCCCGCCGTGCCATGCGCGATGGTGACGACGCCGGAGCCGGCGAGAAGATTGGCGGAAAAGACGGGCGCGACAATGACCAGATCGTCGAACAGCGCGCCGGCGTGGCGCGAGGTCACGGTGACGACGCCGGCGGAGCTGGTCGCGGTGACCTGCAGCATGGTCCCGGTCAGCGGGTCCCAATAGGCGTTGATCGCGGCGGCGATGGCGGTGGCGATGGTGGTGGGGGTGTCGGACGCGCTGAAGGCGAATTGCAGCCGCTCGCCGCCGATATCGAGCCAGCCGGAGCCGACGCCGGGCACCGAGTTGATGGTGATGGTCCAGACGCCCGCGACGCCGGTTTCGGCGGTGGCGACGAGCCAGATCGGCACGGCGGGGGAGTTCTGCGACGCGATGCGATATTGTTCGCGCAGCATCGAGCCCGCGCCGGTGAGCACGTCGGCGTCGTTCTGGCTGGCGACCGGCGTCGGCGTGTTGACGGCGAGCGTGCCCGCCGACAGCTTGTGGCCGACGATGATAAAGCAGTTGACGTCCTGAAACTGGCCGCCGCTGTTGACTTCGAAGGAAAAGATCGGCGCGGTCAGACCGGAGCCGGGGATATAGTTGAAACCGATGCCGGTGGACATGGGAGGCTACCTTTTCGCGGGGGTGGAAATCAGGCGTCGTGTTCGGGCGCGGGCGCGGCGGGAGCCGGCGCGGCGGCGGGCGCCGGCATGAGGGAGCCGTCGGCGAGCAGGATCAGCCAGAACGGGTCCCATGTGTCGACGCGCGCGCCGGTTTCGGGGAACAGGCTGGCGCTGCCGGGCAGCGGCAGGCGGTGCGACGGGTCGGCGAGGACGACGTCGATGAAGCGTTCGGTCATGGGGCTGTCCTTCAGGGGGCGATGGTGTCGACGAAGCCGTCTGTTTCGGCGCCGCCGTTGAGCGGCGCGGAGATGGCGATTCCGTCCAGCGGAACCGGCGCGACCGGAGGCAGCGCGGCGGCGGCGGCCACCAGCGCGCAAGTCGCCGCGCCGCTGGAGCCGGGAGCGAACATCGTGGCGACCTTGGACAAGGGCCACGGCAACGGCTGGGCGAGCGTCGTGGCCGTGAAATCGTCGGTATGGACGCGCAGGTGAAATTTGACCGTGCGCAGCGCCAGCCTTTGCGTGCGATGGCCGTCGCGCTGCGGGTCCGAGGTGATGATCTGGCAGCCCATCGCGACCAGCCGGAAGGCGGCGCCGGACGGGCGATTTTCGCGCAGGCTCAGCAGCCGGCGGCATTGGCCTTCCAGCGTGTCGAGCAGCGCCTCGTGCTGCTGGCTGGTGGCGGGCGCGACGAGCGCGCCGATGGTCTGGACGCCGGCCGTTCCGTCGGCATTGGTGATTTCCGCCTCGATGGTCCCGCGCGCGGCGATCATCAACTCAAGCACCAGCGTCACGGTCTGGTTGCCGGGCCAGATCATATCCGTGCCTTGCGGCTGGTCGTGGCAGTCCTCGGTATAGACCGAGATCAGCGGCTTGTTTTCCAGCGCGTCCAGCGCCTTTTCATAATCGGCGTCGGAGGTCGCCAGCGCGATCGGATCGATGCGGCTGTCGTACACACGGGGACCGGCGACGGTTGGCCAGGGGCCGGCGGCGCCGGTCGCCGACGGGTTCAGCGCCTCGATCGCCGCGAGGCGCAGGGCCAGACGTGAAAACATGCGCGGGCCTCAGAGCAGATTGACGGTGGCGACGACCACGCCATAGGGCTTGGTGTAAACCGACTCGATGCGCCAGATTTGGCCGCCCTCGGCGGGCTCGACGAGCTGGTCGGAGGCGCGCAGGCCGCCGGCGGCGGCGACATCGGCGGGCAGGAATTCGATGCGCGGCTTGCCGCCCATCGTTCCGGGCCTTTGCGACGTGCGCGGGTCGAAGCCGTTGGGAATCAGCGGCGCCGCCTGGGCGTCGAAATAAATGCCGCGCAAGGTGATGCAGGAACGCGACGGATCGGGGACGGCGGGCGCGTTGACGTCCGCCGCGGGGGCGTAGGGCGAGAGTATCCAGTCCTTGGCCATACGGGCGTGAACGGCGGCGACGGCGGAAGCCGCCGCCGTTTCGAACGGGGTCGGCATTACGCGCCGCTTTCCGTCCTGGCGGCGGCCGCCGACGCGATCTCGACCGCGCTGCTGTCCTTGTAGCGGGCGAGCAGGACGTCGGCCTCGCTCGCCTCCAGCGTGACGGGCGTATTCGGGGGGACTTCGTCCACGACATATTTGCCTTTGACGACTTCCCCCAGCGGGCCCCATTCGAAGGGCGCGTGGCCCTTGCCGGGGATATGCAGGGTAACGGGGACCTTGATGGTTTTCGTAGCCATGTTTACCTCGACGAAAGGAAGGGGATCACGCGACGGTGGCGGCGAAGGTCGCTTCCGACCAGCCGAGCAGCGGCAGCGGCGCGGACTGGATCATGGTGAACGAGGCGGACGGATCGTTTTCGCGCCAGACCTTGGGGAATCGAGCCAGCGATTGCAGGTTGGCGTCGAAATCGCGGATCGCGCCATAGGTGCGCACGCCCTGCGCGCCGATGGGGTGGCCCATGATGACCGAATTATCCGGCATGTATTTCTGCACGGTTCCGGTCGAGTCCGCGTAGAGCTGCTGGTACTGATAGACCTCGAATTGCGCGATCGTGCCGATAAATTTGACTTCATCGCCGAGGCCGCCGAAGGCGTTGACGCCTTCGAGGTTCACATTGCCGCTGGTCTGGCGGAACGTGTTCATGACCTTGGTGACGCTGGCCGAATTCAGGAAAGCATCGGCGGCGAGCGGGTCCAGCACCACGACGGAGGGGTGATAGCCGGAATAGACCTGGACGGTCTTGGCCCAGCCGCGCAGGTTCTGCAGCGGATCGACGCCGGTCTGGCCCCAACGCAACGAGCCGGTCAGCGTGACGGTGTGGCTGGACGGCCGGTCGATGTCGATGA